CTTGGTACCAGCGCCGCAATGTCGCCGTCAACTTTGGTCACCTTGCTTTCGCTGCATACGAGGTTTACGAGAAGTGGCGCGCCTATCCTGGCGTGCCGTTCTCCCGATTCTTGCCCGCGTTCGTCATGCACGTGTCTCAGTGCATCATGCCGTTCTGGCGGCGCGTTGCCAACCACACAGCTTTCAACACCGTTATTTGGCAAGTCATTGGCGATATCAATGCCAACCAGCCGCTGGCCAATAATCTTGCAGCCAGTCTCCACCGCCCTTGGGTCGATGTTAATTTTGACCCCGGGTGGCAGCTCGTCGCCAATTGGCACCGGCCTTGGGCTGAAGAGCTCGTTAAGACTCTCGCTGCGACGTACGTTGGCAACGCCGCTGGTTTAGCCTACGGCTTGTACGAATACGTGCAGCGCTGCCGCGCTATGCATAGGGCACGTGCTCTTACGGTGCAACGCGCTTTGCTGTGTTTAGTTCCCGTCGCCGTGCACACTGTGCTCCAGCCCCTCCCGCTGCCGGCGCGGTGCGCCGCCCATTACCTTTGGAACTCGGGCGTGCGTTTGTTTGTCTCCGCCACCAGCACCGCGCCCGTCGACGCCAGCGTTTCTAACATCTGCTACGGCGAAGCTGCCGCACGTCCCGTGGTTTCCCACATCGCTCGTGTGTCGCCATATCCTACCGATGTGTGCCGAGGGCGCGTGGCTGCCCGACTTGTGCTGCCTGCTGCCGCACTTTTGCTGCCTGCCGTTTCACGGCAATGCGCTCATAACCAATGGCTTGCCATAGCCGGGCGCAACCTCCGCCCCCAGGCGGTACGACCCGAAACCTGGGCCTGCGCTTATGCCGGCGCCGGCATGCTTGTCGCGCTCGGCGTCACCAAGCCTCGGCGCGTTGAACCCACACCTTTCGGTGAGTGGTGTGCTCGTTATCCTGGCGGAAAACGGGCCATTCTTGAACACGCGCGCCGCGTGTTTTCGGGTTATCTGCGGGAAGATCGCCGCGGGTCCGCCTTTTGCAAGACCGAACTCATCACCAAGGTCGTTGGTTATTTTGGCGGCGCAGTTTTAGAGCCAGTTGATTATATTCCACGTATGATCATCGGCAAGCAGCCGGCTTATTTGCTTGTCGTGGGGCGGTTCACCCACGCGCTTAGCAAAGCCTTGCGCGCCGATTGGCATCTCCACGCACCTTTCTGCTACACTACCGGGCTTAACGCTGAACTGCTTGGCCGCTGGTACGACGATGCCATGCGTGACCTGGGGCATGATGTTGCCGCACTCGAATTGGACATCTCTTATTTCGATAGCGGCGAGCGCGGCTGCTGCCAGTGCATGGAGCAGGCCTTCTACCGCCTCTACGAGCCGCCTGCCGAAACTGCTTATATGCTCCGTGAAGCCATGAATGTTGTCGGCAGCACTTCACATGGCGTGCATTATTCCTACGCACCGTCCACCCCTATTCAGCGCCGCGTCATCGACGTCCTGGCCGCTCGCTTTCGTGTCGGCACCGCCGATCCTGCGGCTTATGCCGATCTCACCGCTCTGCTCCGCCACGTTTACGACCAGTTCCAGGCCGATCCAGGCGGCTTTCGTGAGAGCGGGCAGCCTCAGACCACGGTCGGCAATGGCGCCAATGATGCCAATATGGAAGCCGGCTTGTTCATCTATTGCTTTGCCAACCAGGCGCCAGCCGCCATTATGCGCATGCGCGCTGCGATCCAGGGCGACGACAATCTCACCCTCAGCGCCCGTGCCATCGTCGAGGAGTTGGGTAAATATGCCACCCAGTACTACGCTGAGCTTGGTTTCGCGGTGAAGGTCTTGGTGCGCCGCGATCCTCGTCTCGCTGAATTCTGTAGCGGACGCTTTTGGCCCACTCCCGAAGGCACAGTTTGGGGCGTCAAACCAGGACGTGCCATGTGCAAGTCCGCTTGGCGCATTAACCCCGACGGCAGTGATATCCCTTGGGCTCGTGGCGCGGCCATCTCCATGCGGCACGACTTTGGCCATGTTCCTATCCTCCGCGCACTTGCTGCCGTTGCGCTCCGTGACTATCCGCATTCTGACGCCGCACCAATTTTCGACCAGCTCAATCGCCCCCGCGCCGCTATGCGTCATGATGTGTGCGCCGCGACCTGGACACTCATGGCCGACCTCTACGGGGTCACCCGCAGTCCGGTT